TTCTTACAGTGAGTTTATTTCCAGTTACTGCCTCAACATACATTTCCTCATTATCAATATAGATGTATGTTTCTGGTGTAATAGATGCTCCATTATCAACTTCAATGATAGTATCTACGAGATTTACATTTTCAGAAAGTAGAGTTGCTACACTACCATTATAATCCTTGGTTGCTCTAGGAGTAACCTGATAAGTGAGATCTCTTGCAGCAGATGTGGATCCTTTGGAACCAGCAACATATCCAATAGAAACTTTTCTGATAATATCTCCAGAAATGTCTGAGACTGGACCAAAAAGGTATACTTTTGCAGTAAAATCTAATGTATAAATTAATGCTCTTCTAGTATCAAAATTGCCCTCATAATCATCTTCCATTGAAATTCCATCAAGTTGGATAGGAATATCTCTTTTTTCTTTTAGATTTCCTAAAAAATTAATTGGAAGATTATAAGCTGGTTGAAAATATGGGAGAATTTGTTCAATGATCTGAAGCATATCATCATTCAGTTTTGTCATAATAGACAACTGAAATCTCATATTATATGGAACTGGCATATAGTTCCTTTTCAGACTTGCACCATCTGGAGTCTGATTTACAATTGTTTGTGTCTGAGTAGATTTTCTTCCTGGGTCATATTGCAATCCAATAAATTCAAATGACATCCTTGGGAGAGTTATTTGAACTGGACGATTCAAATCTGCTTCTTGCTGCATTCTCGCAAGAAATTTCTGTGTTGGTCCATATGCAAGAGGTACTTTGATGACACTTACAGTATCATCATCAGAATTCTTATGCTGAATTTCAATACCATTGAAAAGTGAACCAAATCCGATAATTACAGATCTGAATATTTCATTGTAAAAATACTCAAACATTATTCTTGTTATACGATGATACTATTATTTAGATCAAGGCATTCCAAATGGATTTTTCTCACTGAAATCTATAATTGAGTCTGCTTCAATTTCTATGGTATCATTATCTGCATAAGGAGTTACAATATCATCTTTATTTTGAACTTTTAATGCATAAATTGCACCAGACTTTGTTCCATAAATTCTTTCACCAGGAGTGAATGTTCCATCAACAATTGAAACTTCAAGTGTACTAGAGGATCTTGTATATTCTTTGACTCTTGCAGTGGTTCCTGAGGTAGATCCAATAACAACTTCATTGAACAGATATGTTCCTATTCCAATAGTTGCCCCCATTCCTGTTGGAGAATTGATTGTGACTGTAGGAACTGAAGTATATCCAACACCAGCATGTGTCATATAGACTGCAGTAACATTACCTGCAGAGTTGATGTAAGCAATACCAGTAGCAGTAGTTCCACCACCCACAGGTCCGCTGAAAGTAACTGTTGGATTAGAAGTATATCCACTGCCACTATTTCCAATAGAAACTTGTCTAATTGTTCCAGTTCCAATTCCTGTAGTTGCAGCAGCACCAGCTCCAGTATTATCTCCAGTTACATTGAACTTGATCCAAGGTGCTACAGTATATCCACATCCAGAATTCGAAATATAAACTGCTTGAACCTTACCTCCTGTGGAACCAGTACAATTTACATAGTCACTAGTGATAGAAGCAATTCCAATTGCAGTTGTTCCACCTGTTGGTGCTGATGAAAATCCTATAGTGGGTTCAGTATTATAGTTATTGCCCATATTACTGATGTAAATTTTATTGACACCCCCATTTGCACAAATAGTAGCAGTAGCAGTGGCAGTTATTGCTGATCCTACCAGTGTTAATGTTTGAATATATCCAATTTGTTCAATTTCATTGTCAATTTCTTCTACACCAGTGTCAAGAACCTCATCCTCATATCTGAACAGTTCACATCTAAGTGTATAAACATAATTTTTCTGTAATTGGTAAAATGGTTGTTCATGCTCAACATATTTAATCTCAAATAACTTGTCTCCTAGAGGAAAATATATTAAATCACCTTCTTTTGGTCTAGTTGCTAAGTCAATATTTGCAATATTTTCAATAAGTGGAGTGATATATGTTTCATATCTCTCTTTTGATATAATTAGAGTGAGATCATCTACTTCCTGGATTCCAAATTTTGATAATAGAGTTCCCTGTCCACCATATCCCTCATAACTATCAACATATGCTTCAAGTGGAAATGCATTTTCAAACTTAGACTCAATTACTTCTCTAAGTACTGTATTTTTGGTTACAAACTTCCTAGGCAAATAATAAATTTCAACGCCATACATCCTCAACTGCTCGTTGATTAGATCCTGAACTAAACTCTGTTCAGTCTTTGATCCCTGAAGAAAAAATGGGTTGAGCATAATTCTATCCTATGAGATCAAGAGGTGGAAGTTCATATGTACTTGACATTTTTGCTTTGATTTCTTCAAGTTCTCTTAATGCATCATCATACATCTGCCTCCCATTCAATTCCACACCACCAGGAAGTTTAACACCTTGGAATTTCATCATATTTTGACCCCATTGCCTTTTAATCAAGGCAGTAAGATATGGTTTGAGGAATGAATCATTCCAAACTCTTGAATAATCATTAGGATCCATTGCTCTGTAACAGTCAATGATTAAGAATTCCCCTGCTTTTAAATTATTCCAGTCAACATCAAGGTACATTCTGTCTTGACGTTGATTAAATCTGATTTGTTTATGAGTGTTCAAGAGGAAATTCATAGTTTCCAAGTAACTCATTGCCATAGAGTATGACAGTAAATCTGTTGTTCCCCAGTAGTAAATATCATTCAAAAACAATTGATATTTAAAACTGAACATATTTGACATGCTCAATGATTGGGAATCATCATACTGAAAAACCTTATTAATGCCTATTACATCAGGAGGAATTTGCAAATAGTTGCTGTTTTCATAATAAGTAAATGTTGTTTGAGATCCTACAATATTTGCAGTTGCACTAGTAGAAGCAATTCCCACTGAAGATCCTGCATTTGGTGCCCCAGGTGGACGAGCCTTTCCTCTATCTACATCTGCTTGAGTTACTTTATACTTCAAATATACTTGTGCTACACCATCAAAGTGTCTTTCTTGGAAATACTGGACTGCATCGTCCACCAAGTCTTCAATCTGCTCATCAGCAACATTGATCTCTAAGACAGGATAACCCAACTGTCTCTTACAGTAATCTATAAGTTCTTGTCTTGTAGAGGGCTTAGCCATTTATATAACTACTGTTTTTTCTATTTATGTTTCTCCACCAAATGCTGGAGTAGCATTTTTATGTCAGAAAGATCACCTTTCATCTGATCAATTTCAGATTCTAAATTAGAAATTCTTTGTTGATCAGATGAAAGTTTTTGTCTATTTGTAATATATGTATTGTAGTCATTGGCATTTTTGTTTATGATAGCTTTTGTTTTGCTATCTCTAAAAAAACCATCTCTACCTTCAATTGGAATTAGTGGCATATTATTAAGCAAGAGCAACAGCACGAAGGTTTCTGAACTGTGGAACAATCGCCTGATTAGTTGATGTTCCAACAATCTTGATTCTGAATGATGTGAAAGGTGGAATTCTATCAGCAGTAAATGTATACTCTCTGAAGAGATCCAGAGTTGGTTCTACAGTGTAGACATCAGATTTTGGAATGAATACATCGGAAGTACCATCACTATTTGAATTGCTAATGATATTTCCTTCAATATCAAAGTTTGCATAACCTGGGAATGGGACAAATACAGTCTCTTTTGCAGTTGTGTCCTGATTTAGTGCAAAGAATACTCTTACATCATTGTAATTTGATACATATGCATCAAGATAAACTTTCAGAGATGTTGCTGGATTTTCCAGGATCACATTCTTACTTACATACATGAAGTTGTGTGGATCATCAGCAACTGTATTAACTCTTGGATCTGTTGCATAATTTGTAACAGGTGAGTTAATCCTGTTTGTTACAAAAACAATTGATGAGTGATCAAGGTCAAGTGCAGGTGTAAGTCTTCTATCATATGTGAACATATTCAGACTCATTCCAAATGACTTATTGCCTGGAAGAGTAGAGAGGTATGAATTTTCATTTACTTGGGAAGCAACCATTCTTGGGGAATCAAAGTAATTCTTTTGCATATTAGCAATTTCTTGATATCCCTTATCAGTATAAGATACTTCACCACCAGAAATACTGGTTTGAGTAATAGTTCTTACTTGAGAAATCACATTGCATCCCTTTGGTTCAATTGTTGTGTATTTTGGAATAATCAAACTGAATGGTAGGTTATATGATCCCTTAGATCCATTTCCACCTGCTGTAGATGGTTCTCTGAAGTAAAGTGCTCCAAGTACAGATCCTGTTCCTCTATTTGTGCCATTTGCAGTCATGTCGACTTTTACATGATATGTGTCGAGAGTGATTGGATTTGGAATTGCAACATCTGTTAGATCATGAGTAGTATTAATTCTTCTCAGTGAAACACCACCCAATTCATACTTGTAAACAAGATCATTAGCATCATGAGTTACAACAACCGTGTTATCTACACCTCTTGTAATTCCAGTAAGAGTATTTCCTGAAACACCTGTGTAAGAAAGAATTTCATTGCCAATTTTTGCATATCCTGGATTTGTTGTTCCAATTCCAAGATTTTCAAAAGTACCAAAACTTGAAGTGCTTCCAATTGTAATTGCACCCGTAGTAGTGTTGCTATAAGTAATACTCAAAGGTGATGGAGTTACATCAGGATTTACTCCTTCTATAGTAACTTGGTTAATTCTGGAATGCATTCCGTGATTTCTCTGGAATACTTTCAGATGCAACCCATCACTGTTGATTCTAATTGGAGAAACTGGAATTGCATTGCCTCCAACTGATGAGTTAAGTGTGGTTGTTATTCCACTGGAATTAATATACTGGAGATAATTTGAGGCACCAGTTAAGAATTCTCCCTGAACATTATCAATGATTAGTTCATTAGATCCGAGAATTGAGACAACAGAGAGTTTCATGTTTCTTCCAAGTTGACTATTTCCAACTTGAATTGGTCTGAGAACATCTCCAATTGCATATCCAGTTCCACCATTTAAAATGGTTGCACCAACTGCAACTCCATTTTCAACATAAATGTTTGCTGTTGCATTGATACCATTTCCAGTTACACTGGTCAGAGCAACTCCAGCAAATGTGTATGATCCTGAAGATGGAGTATATCCAACACCAGTATTTGTGATTGTAAGTGTGCTTGTAGCAGATCCTGCAAATCCTACAAGATCACCAGTTCCAGTAGAACCATTCTGAATGATTGTATTTCCAAGAACTAATCCAGCATCCTGAATAGTGGTTCCAATTCCAACACTAATTGTTCTGGAATTGATATTCAGACCACCTTTAGGAATTGCTGAGAGTGATGTTGGAAGTTGTGGATTGAAGAACTCCACTGCTCCTTGAGCAACAAAATCTGCACGATAGAGATTAAACTTCAGATCTTCATATTGGCTTGGTGTCCAAACAGAAGCATTCTGTGACTTGAAGAGTGATCCAAGAATTGGTTGTTTAGAAACAAGAATCTGACCAAACTCTTGACCAGCAGTTGTGACATCAGGTTCACCAAGTCTAGAAATCCAAACTCTATATTCTGTTGAGTTGGAGAGAAGAACAATTGCGTATTCAGTTTCTCCACTCAGATAAACTGGAGATTCAAATTCAAATACTGTTGGAACTGTTCCATCATCTGAAAGATTTACTTGATCTGGACTTAGATCGACTTCAGAATATGGAAGAAT